GTGTCTCGATTCCAAAAACTCGCAAATATTAAATTTTAAAATTAAAAAACTATGAATATTAATTCATTATTAGAGGGTGCTTCTCCATATAAGTCGCAGCAAAACGAGGCTGCTAAACTTAACTCAAAGTGGAAAAGATCCGGTCTGTTAGAAGGTTACACTTCTGAAACAGAAGCAACAAACATGGCTGTTCTCCTAGAGAACCAAGCTAAACAACTCGTAAATGAGCAATCTAGTGCAGGCACAGGTACTTCTATTTCTACTGGAAATAGTGAGGCTTGGGCAGGAGTTGCTCTTCCCCTTGTAAGAAGGGTATTTGGTGAAATCGTAGCTAAAGATCTTGTATCTGTACAGCCTATGAACTTACCTTCTGGTCTTATATTTTATTTAGACTTCCAATATGGAACTGGTCAACCAGGATTTACTTCAGGTAACAGTTTATATGGAGCTACATCAGATCTTAAAAAAACAGCACTTCCAACCCAAGCAGGTGATGAGCAATCAGGCCTATATGGAGCTGGTAGATTTGGATACTCAATTAATGAGTCCACAGCTGCAAACTTACACGTAACTGGTGCACATTCAGGAGTACCTACATTTGATGTTACTTCTGCAACATCAGCATCACGTGGTACTCTTACAGCAAATGATTCATCATCTGTAAACTTTAATCAAGAGTTTATTGATGCAGTGGCATTAACAACAGTAGATGTAATAGTAGTAAATACAGCTTCTTTAACGGATTTTGATCCAGAAGGAATAAGAGCGTTTACTCTTAAAAATGGATCAACTGAAGTAGAAGTATATCACGAATTTACAAAGATGACCAATAGTGGAGCATCTGTACAATTCTTAATGGATAACTCAGCAAATGCTTTTGCAGATGATGACGATGATCTAAATGTTATTTTCCAGAAAGGTCCAGACAATCTTAACGATAGAGGCGACTTTGAAGATAAAGACACAGCCCCAGCAGCTGCTGGAGGTGCGGTATCTACTCTAGATATCCCAGAAATTAACGTACAGTTAAGAAGTGACACAGTTACTGCAAAAACTCGTAAGTTAAAGGCTCAATGGACACCAGAATTCGCTCAAGACTTAAATGCTTATCATAGTATTGATGCCGAGGCTGAATTAACGTCTATTCTTTCTGAGTATATTTCAATGGAAATCGATCTTGAAATTCTTGATATGTTAATTAGAAATGCTGACACTACTAATCACTGGAGTGCTCAAATTGCTAAAGAAGTAAGCGACACAGGAGTTACTACAGATGAAACTGGTACAGGTCAATACTATACTAAGATGTCTTGGTTCCAAACTTTAGGTGTTAAACTTCAATCAGTTAGTAATAAAATTCACCAGAAAACTCTTCGTGGTGGTGCTAACTTTATGGTAGTTTCTCCTACTGTAAGTACAGTCCTTGAATCCATTCCTGGGTTTGCTGCAGATTCACCTGGTGATTCTAATAAGTATGCAATGGGAGTTCAGAAAATCGGTGCTATCAATTCTAGATACACTGTTTATAAGAACCCATATATGACTGAAAACGTAATCCTAATGGGATACAAAGGAAATCAATTCCTAGAAACAGGAGCTGTATTTGCACCTTATATTCCATTAATTATGACTCCACTTGTGTATGATCCTGCTTCATTTACACCACGTAAAGGAATTATGACTCGTTACGCTAAGAAGATGGTTCGTCCAGACTTCTATGGTAAAGTAGTTTGTCATAACCTTAACCTAGTGTAGGTTATAAGGATTAATATATAATTCTATTTTAGAAAGGGCCGCGAAAGCGGTCCTTTTTTTTATATGTATGAGTAACAAACGTTTCTTAATCCATTTACAATGGCTAAACAAAATATTGAAAAATCCCCACCTAAGGGTAATATTAGGTTCGCAGTAACTCTATCAGAAGAACAAAAAATAGCAAAAACTGAAATTTTAAACCATCCTTACAATTTTGTAGTAGGAAAAGCAGGATCAGGTAAAACCCTATTAGCAGTACAAATAGCTTTAGATCAATTTTTTAAACGTCAATATAATAAAATTATTATAACAAGACCCACAATTTCAACAGAAGATAATGGATTTTTACCAGGATCAGAAAGAGAAAAAATGGAACCTTGGTTAGTTCCTATTCGATCTAATATGAGAAAGGTTTATAATAAACCACAAATATTAGAAAAATTAGAAAAAGAAGAAAAAATTGAATTAGTATCTTTAGCCCACTTTAGGGGAAGAACATTCGATAATGCTGTAGTAATTGTTGATGAATATCAAAATTTATCTAAATCCCAATTAGCAATGTGTATTGGTAGATTGGGTAAGGACTCAAAAATGATATTTTGTGGAGATTCCTATCAAATAGATTTAAGGGATAAACAACACTCAGCTTACCATGATATGGCTAAATTAACTAATTCTAAATATGTATTTAAAACAGTACTAACAGACTCACATAGACATGCGGCTATAGAAGATTTATTAGAATTATTAAATGGTTATCATTAATTAATTTTTTATTATATTTATGACCAAACACTAAATTATGGCATCAATTTCAATTTGGCCCGGATCTGCTTCTTTTTCGGGTACTACAAACCCAACTCCATTTGGGTTTTATGACACAGATACAGATTTTATATCTTCTGCTGATCAAGTAGCAACATGGTGTGCTCAGAGATTAGGATATCCTATTGTTGATATTGAATTACAAGCCGTAAATTTTTTCACAGCATTTGAAGAAGCTGTAACTACATACGCACAATATGTTTATCAATATAAAATTGTTGAAAACATAGGAACACTAGAAGGATCAACTACAGGAAGTAATTTAAACAACCAATATGTTCAACCTAATATGGGTAATACAATAGCTATTGCAGAACAATATGGCACTGAAGCCGGATCAGGAGGAAATGTAACATATAAGACAGGAAGTATAGATATAACTCAAGGCCAACAAAAATACTCACTCACAGATTTATGGACTAATACATCTAATAATCCTGGAGGAGAAGGCAATCCTATAGAAATTAAAAAAATCTACCATTATGCACCCGCAGCTATTGTAAGATATTTTGACCCTTACGCAGGAACAGGTACTGGAATTCAATCATTAATGGAGTCATTTGGGTTTGGTAATTATTCACCTGGTGTAAACTTTATGTTAATGCCTACTTATTATGATGCTTTAAAAGTCCAAGCAATTGAATTAAATGATACAATTAGAAAATCAGCATATTCATTTGAATTAATAGGTAATGATAGTTTAAAAATATTTCCAATACCTAATAGAAATGAAAAATTATACTTTGATTATGTAGTTAAAACTGATAGAAATAACCCTGTCAGAACCACTGCTACTAATTTAGTCACTAATGTATCTAATGTTCCTTATACTAATATAACATATAACACAATCAACTCTCCATCAAGACAATGGATTTTTAGATATACATTAGCAGTTACAAAAGAAATGTTAGCTAGTATAAGAGGAAAATATTCAACAGTTCCTATTCCGGGTGCTGAAGTCACCACTAATGCCGTAGAGTTAAGAAGTGAAGCCGCAGCTGAAAAAACTGCATTAATTGATGAATTAAAATTAATGCTTGAAGAATCATCAAGAAGTAAATATCTTGAAAGACAAGCAAGTGAAGCACAAAATGCTCAAGATACATTTACAAAAGTTCCTTATCCCATTTATGTAGCATGATTAAATTAAAAGACATATTAAATGAAGCTCTTAATATATACTCAGTAAGTGTATCAATAATATCTGATAAGGAAGCTAACTTTACTGATATCTTAGATGGTATGAGAGCAACTAGAAAAGTTACCATTATTAATTCTAATACTTCCGATGAAATAGAAGCTAAAAATAGAGCTAGAAATGATGGTAAAGAAATTCACACTGCAACTATGAAATTTGTAGCAGGAAATGATCCTAAACAAGATTTACAGTTTTTAAAAACTACTATGTTAAGTAGTGATAAAGGAGACCCCGGAATGAGAATTAAAGGTTTACGTCATATAAAATTTAACCCTAAAACTTTAACTAAAATATAATGCCATTATTTGGAGGAGCAAGAGATATATCTTTATTTAGAACAATGAATAAAGAATTAATGAATGATATCATTCAACAAGAAGTTGGATTTTATAAATTTGTCCTCCAGGATACTGTAACTAATGTATATGGTGAAGCAGAAAATAAAGTATATTATGAACCCCTTTTATTTCCATGTTTAATTACAAGAGAAGATCAAGCATGGAGTGAAACTGACTTTGGACCTGATTCTACACAACAATTTACTTTTGCTTTCCTAAGAGCTAATTTAGTAGAAAAAAATTTAGTTCCTGAAGTTGGCGATATAGTATTATATAATAATGATTTTTTTGAATTTAATAGTATTATTGAAAATCAATTTTTTGCAGGCAAAAATCCCGATTACTCAATGAATAAGGACACAGATGATTTTGGTGTATCTCTTTCTATAATTTGTAAAGGTAGTAAATCAAGGGTTGAACAACTTAAAACCATTCCTTTTAGATCTGGTATTTATCCAACAACTACAAAAGTAGAAGTCACCCCATCAAACCCCCGTAACCAACTCTACAGTTAATGGCCAAAAGAATAGCAAAAAAACCCAAAGTAGCAAGACAATATGAATTGTCCCAGCAAGCAATAGTAGATAATACTATTGATGGGGGAGGGGCACCTGATATTCCTGCTACTGCTTTAGGTCCTGATATTAGGCCTAATAAAAATAGAGGTAATATTAATAGTAAAAATGATTCTAAATCTAATTCAAGCTTTCATTTAGGCCTTCAAGATATAGATGAGGCAATTTTTTATTATTTTGAAAATGTTATAAAACCCTCAGTTTTATCAAATGGTGATCTTATTGATGTTCCCGTAATTTATGGTTCAGGTGAAAGGTGGAAATTAGCCCAAAAAGATGGATTTTATAGGGACCGAGGGGGTAAAGTTCAAACTCCTCTTGTTATGCTTAAAAGAGAAAGTATTGAAAAAAGAAGAGATTTAGGTAATAAATTAGATGCTAATAACCCTCAGTTATACATTACCCAACAAGAAAAATACACTAAAAGAAATTCGTATGATAGATTTTCTATTATAAACAATAAAATCCCTC